CGTCGATCAGCTGTTTGTATTCCTGTTTCTGTTTTTTCCTTTTGACGCTCTGTGTTGCCGTTTCTTCCACCTGCTCCGCTTCTCTCCATTTCACACCCATTCCGTACTGTGTAGATATGAAATCAAAGTATCCGCCGTCGTCTGCTGCTCCAACTGACCATCTTCGCACCGCTTCGACGTTTTCAATGTGCAGCTTATTGTACTGCACATATGCCACCGGAACGCCTTCCTGTCTGAATTCCAGTCTTTTGTCTGATAGCAATGTTGAAAACGGCAGTACCCCGCCATCTTGCTTTTTTCCGATCTCCATTCCATCATCCGTGTAATGGAAATATGTTTCATTCTCTCTTCTGAATTCTTCCAGTTCGTCGCCCTGCGATGTCACAGTTTCTTCGACCGACTTAATAGACATATCAAATGAATTTGCAGTCTGATTCAGTGCTGTTGAATATTCATTTGTCATTCTTTCAATGGTCTTTTCATTCAGCTGCGAAGCATAGTCTTTCGCTTCCTGTTCTGCTGCATAGGTCAGATCCCTTTGTTCTGTTCTGACCTGTTGAACCGATGTCATGATCCCGCTTTCTGAAGATTTAATTGCAGCCTGTGCCTGTTCGATTGTCCAGTATCCTTCATTCAGCGTTTTCTTTGTCCTTGCCTGTGCCTGATCCACTGCATCGGACTTCATTTTTTCTTCTGTTTCTTCCTGAAGCTGCGCAAAACTCTTTGTCACATTAGAAAGTTCACAGGTGTTTTTATCCGGATGCTGCGGATATTCCGTCATCTTCACGATCCGCTGTTTTTCTTTTGTAGCTTCCGTTTTTGAAATTAGATGCACTGTATCACCGATGTCATATTCCAAAATGCTGTATTCCTTTTTCTGCGATGCCAGATCCGCAACGTCAGCAGTATATGCTGTATACGGCTTCGATGCTGTGTCCAGCTTCGCAGTCGCGTCTTCGATCAGATTTTCAGTGATGGTGTATCGTTCATCTTTCCAATATCGCGGAATCACTTTATCTGAATACTGATGATTGTCAATATACGGAACCCCCAGCATAATTTCCGGTGTGATCCCATCTTTTCCCACTGGATAAATTCTTGTGTAGAAATCATATGTATCTGATTTCAGTGTCAACTTCCGCAGGTTTAATCCTTCTATGAAATACGCTCCGCGATCCATTCCGATCGCTTCATATAGGTCTATTTTCTTCTGGATACTGTCGATCTTGCATTCGCATCTGTATGTGTCCATAACCTCCTGAAGTACATCCCAAGCATTGCACGTTTCATCAATGCTGACTGTTCTTCGCTTTGTTACTGTGCAATTTCCAACTGTCCAACCCGTTCCATCAAAAGCGAATTCCAAGCAGGCACGCGCCGTCTGTGTTACGCTCTCAAATCCATACAGAAATTCCTGTGATTCCAATTCTTCTATATTCAGCTGCGCTACATAACTGTTTTTATTTTCTCCTGTGCTTATTTCCTTCAGAACATATTCATCATCTTTTGTCCTGATATAATATTCAGCCCG